CAATAAGCCCATCGCTAAGCGTTATATTGTCCGCGTCTATATCCTGCACAACATCCAAATCACCATCAACCAACAAATCATTTAAGAAATGTACGCCACCATCAACAGTTAAATCTCCTACAACATCGAGATCATCGCCGACCATAAGATCAGTAGTCACCGTCACTGATGTCCCTGTTACATTTAAAATACCGTTTGTAATTATCACGCCATTCAATGCTGTAAATAATCCATTAACTAATACAGGCATATTAATTGATATTGACGATCCGCTGTAATCAAAACCTGACACCCCGCCGAATGCGCCTGCATTATTATATTGTATCTGCGTTGTTACGCCACCCGGAACTGTTACACCGCCAGCAGTCAAATCAGTTTCAGTGCCCGCGTCATCCTTTAGATACAATTTCCCATCAGCTTTTATATAAATAATCCCTGTATCTGCCGCCGGAGTAGTAGTTCCGTCCATTTCAGTAAATCCCAAAGAATACAATACCGTTACCGAAGGCACGTCAACGATAAAATCATCACTGCCGAGATTATACACTACCGCAAATAATGGATTTGTTACGAATAAAAGACAAGCACCTATTAATAATTTATTGATATTGTATTTCAATCGTGCCTCCTTCGCCCGGCTCTGTTGTGCCAATACTCTTAATAACAATGCCGAATTTATCGGCCGTGCCATAACTTATATCAGTAATATCAGTCAATTCATCTCTTGACCCGGCTGTTAATGTCGCAATCCTTGTCTGCTCAACGTCATTCTTTAATAAATCAACCGTTACGTTCGCGCCCGTAGGCGCAACGTCTGCATGAATAGCAACCTTTTTAATTGTTATGCTCGCGGGAAAATAAAGCCCATTAAATATTATTTTCTCGTCAACGAATGTTCCAAAAGCCGGTATTGTCAGGAATTTATTAATCACGTCAATAGCCCTCCTCGCTACTTCGGCATATTTAAAATCGAATATTGTCGCGCAATGAAAATAATCTAAATCGGGATCTTTAAATACGCTGCCGCCTACCTTCTTACACCAATAAATATAATATTCCGTACTGGTAATTAAATTCTGTATCTGATCTTGCCTATCAAGCAGGAATGCAATACGATCTCGTATACTTTTCGCTGTACTGAAACTTGAATCAATGCAATTAAAGCTCATTGATAATTCTGATAAATTTTCTTCCAAAGAACCTATTGCATTCGTTGTGTATATTATAAATGGCTCTGTTGCGCCATGCGGCATTTGAACCGGATATATTTTAGTATCCGCGCCCGTTGCGCCAAGCAATGTATCAAGCGTTGAGTCATTGTTTAAATATGAAATTACGTCAAGCTCGATCATGGCTTAACCTTTTTTAATCCATTCTGTACGTATCTTAAAATATCACCCTTGCTTTCTTTTAATGCAGGGAATAAAAACGGCTGCGCCTTGCCTGATACTTTTATCACAACATGATCCTTTCCTTTCGGCACAGGGATACCATATTTGCGAGCATATTCAGCGGCGATCGGCGCAAGATGCGGTTTTGTGCCGAATTCTACAAAAGGCGCATATTTTACATTAGTTCCGACCTTGCCAACATATCCGATTCCTTCTTTTTTCACTTCATACGTTATTGCTGTCGCTAATCTGCTAAAAGCTCTCGGTGCTTTTTTCTTTGCTTTATTTTCTACACTCATACATGACTTTGTAATTACGCCGCGTAACGCTTCCGGGCACTTTCTCGCCAGTTCGGCGATCTTGCGCTGAATCTCTACATCACCTTCAATTTTTGCGTGCATTCCTATCATTATGTTACCAAACTCAATACTAATTCAAGATGATGTACACTGCTGAATCCGCTTAAATCTTGAACCAGTAAAATTGCGTATGTATTCCCGCTTATTACTACTCGGTGATCCTTTGTTGTTATTGTTGTTCCTGGCTTGCGTAAAAAGAGGGTATGCGTCGCATCTTCGTATACCTTTGTCGGCGCGCCTACTAATCCCCCGCCTATCGGCTCAATCCGGCATTTCAGCCCAGTTAATGCTACCACGTTTGCCCATGACTCTATCTGCTGCCCAGAACTGTCCTGAGCTGGCGTATTCACCTGAAATGTGCATGAATCCTTCAATAAGGCATTGAACCCCATCACAACCCCTTTTATACGTTAAAACACCTATATTGAGCTATTACACCCGCTATATCAGCAGGTACAGGGATACCGTTGATAGAAACGTCGCTTTTCTCGTATGCTATGCTATATTTGCCGATTGTTTCGCTTTTTGCCCCAGATGTGCCCGCATTGTTATATACCAGCCCAGCCAGCTGCGCGCAGGCGTTCTTTAGATCATACGGTATATCAGCGATCAGGTATCCAGCGTCATACGTTACCCGATAATTTTTATGTCCCGGCGCGGTTTTTCCTCTCATATAAATATATCCTTCTTTCAGATATATTAAATAATCTACATTAAGAGTATATGTCTGTAAGATAGCCGCGGTATATGTATCGTAAAGCACAACAGTAACCGTTCCAGTAACAATCGGATAATTTTTTAAATAAATATTATTCTGACCATCGCCGTCATACTCTTCCGCTGTATACGTCGCTTTAATAAAACTTCGATTCGCGAATCTGTCAATAAAATCAGAAGCGGTATTAATAAGCGTATTCGACGTATCCGCATCACCGATTGTTATACGCAGGAATTGATCCAGCTCAACCGCTGTGATTAAAGCATTTGCTTTTAATGCTACTGCCATGATTCCCCCTTACTGCGTTGTCTCAAAATACTCCACAATAACATTCATGTCGTTCCCGGCAGTACCGCTTACCTTGTCAAGCATTTCAATCATGTAGAAATTACCGCTCGGCAATATCCATTCTTGTATCGTAGGCGGCTCCATGCTTACATGGTCAGATATTATTTCAGTTGATAGCATAGTGCCGTTATCCGACGCGAGGGGATGAATAAAAAACCTTGCTCCTGATGCCGTATTCAGTTCCCTGTTCCTGTTAAACTCATTTACTACCGTTCCGCTTGACGTAAGCGTTGGTGATTCATAAAATCTAACCTCAGCATTATTCTCTGCGCCTGTTTTTATTCTAGCGTGAATCCTATCACTCGTAAACGTATTCGTTGCAAGATCAATTAAAAAAAGGAAACTCTTCGCCTCTTTTACCGCGTCTGACGAATAGCTCACTTGATATAATTGACCGAGATTGTTTTTCGCGTGTGTATCAACTACCATCCCTACCTCTCTGGCTGATTTCCGCGGTACTTGCCCGCTGAATGAGAGCGCAACGATCACACCAACAACACATATTGCCCCTATAAGGATTTTTTTACTCATTGTTTTCCCTCCATTTAATAATAGCAAGCTATCCGCAAGGGATTTCGCCCCTGCGGATAACTCACTAATGCTTTAACGATAAAATATCGTTACCGTCGGATCGCTGACCAGCGAAGATTTCCGAATCATCAGGTTTGCCACTTCCCATGGTGATGCCGGGATGGGAAACGGAATCTGAACCGGCTCAGAGAATCCTGCCGCGCCCGTTGATGCTAAATGTACCGCAAATTCCGACGTTACTGTCGTTGTACTTGCGCCACTACTATAAAAAGTAATGTCCTGCGCAATGGTGATGTCCGTATTCGAGATTATGATGTGATGTATAAATGCCGTATTCGCAATATCCACCCCAATAGTAACAGGATCGGTAATGGGATATGTTGACGGCGAGACGCTATATACATCAAGTCCTCTCTCTGCTGCAAACAACGGGATTTCACCCATTGCCATAAGTCCAAACACCAAAAGTAATGCAATAATTTTCTTCATTTTTTTCTCTCCTTTTTTGTACATCTTATTTGGTTTCCTATCAGTGGAATTTACTGAATCGCTATAAACTGGCTCAAGTAAATGAGACAATCGCATAGCTTCGGCATCAGTAAATTCCCTGATCTCGCCGATTTTAAAATTAGTAAAGTAGCCGAATGCTCTAATAACTTTATACTTCATTTAAGCAACCCCAGTCAGTCTAACAAACCCTTCAGGATTAACAACCAGCACACTGCGCCGAAGTACGAATCTGTATCCAGTCATATCCTGCGTCCAGTAGTTCGTTGTATCTGCATCAACCGCGCTGTTACTTATTGCAACCTGAATACCCCTGCCCGCGCCCGATGCTTTATACCCAAGTAATACGTTTTTGAAATTACCGTATATCATTTGAGTAGCAACAGTCTGACTTGAGATATTAACGGGAATACCAAGAACAGTCCTTGATATTGCGCCGCCAATAGATGAAATATTAAACATAGGCCGGCCATTACCATCAACCAACCCCATGCATAATCCCCATCCTGCCCGAGTCATATACAATTCTGCGCCGGTATGATATTTTTCAAGCATTGCGAAATTCGTCAGGTTAATCAAATCCTGATATAAAAGATTAGCACCTAACTGTGCAACACCATTGACACCAACCGCATAACCAATACCCACAAACGGATCAGTATTGCCCGCAAGCACTGATCTTTCAAGCTCGACATTGAAATTCTCGCCGACAAGCCGCGATATTTGCTGTGTCATATTAGCAGTGTTATCCGCTAAGAATTCATCAGTAAATGGTATCATCGCATACATCTTCAGCAAGATCGACTGCAACCGTGTAAGCGTCGGCTTCGTGGTATATTTGGCTGTATGTTCGGCTATCCACGCAACGGTTAAATCTGTCAACCATTTCGGGATATTTTTCGTATGCCCGTCCATCTGGCCATGCGGATACATGGTACATTTTGAAATAATCGTCGCGGGATTATTTAATGCACCGTAAATCTCAGTATCCTGCCCGGTAGGCACAACATAACCGCCCTGTGCCTCTGTTCCCATCTCCATATAGGTTTTTAAATACGCATGATCTCCGTTTTTTATCGCAAGCAGCCATTTGCCGAATTCAAAGTCCTTCATTTTCTTTTCTTCATCGGTTTCAGCCGGCGCTTTACTCGGCGCCATCTTTTTGTCCATCGCCTCGAGTAGTTCAGTCTTCATTTTCTCAAGCTCATCCCGCTTTATGGCATCTGCGTTGGGAATGCCGCCCTTTTGCCCGTTTTCCGTCGCTAATGTAGCAAGTAAACCCTGCATATCAGCTACTTGTTTCATTATTGCGTCCATCTGTACGTCCATTGTTCCCCCCTATTTCTTAACCAGTCCGGTAATTCCGTTCTGGAGTAAACTTAATTTGCTTTTTAGTTCATTTATAGACGTTTCATTTTCCATCTCTTTTTCAATGCTCGCTATTTCCATATCTATTGCCAGCTCTGCCTTCTTTAATTCCCTATCGCGCAATAACTTCTCTAATTTCTCGCGCTTCTCTTTCAGATCGTCGGCAAAATCAAATTCGCTTTTTGTAAGATTCGCTATCTTATCAGCTTTCGGTATATCTACACCCGGAAATAGTTTTATATTTGACTCAAGATAACTTTTAACAACGAAATCGTGCATTGCCGCTGACTTTAATGCCTCGGGATTCGCCGGAACATTGACTGCTGATATTTCAAGCAATTCCAATGACTTATAATCCTGTGGCTTGCGGAAATACTGTCCATATTTCGCCTTTTCTGCGTCAGTCAATTCTCTGTCTACCGATTCAATCGGGTCAAATCGTACAGAAAATGCACGCAAAAATCCTGCCTTAAACATTTGAAATACTTGCTCTGCAAAAGGATTCTGTTCTGCAGTGGCAAACTGCGGCCTGAATTTTAGTTTATTATCTTCAATACGTATATCTTTCGCCTTAGCAATGGGCAATACTCCAGCATCATGCCCCCACAATACAACGGGATTCCTTTTATAGTTTTTTAATTTCCAGCCGCTTGCTCTTAAAATATCACCATCCCTATCAATCGCTTCTGTTGACGCTGTTGCGGTAAAAGCACGTTCTCTTTCACTGAAATCCTTCAATTCGCA